GAAAAGACGTAGTGACAAGGTGCTAAAAATTAAATAGGACGCAAGTAAGCCGACTCGGAACGGATCGTTCATCTATGGAACAACTTTTATTGACCTGTTTACAGGCACAAATGATTATTAAAAATGTCAATAACAATCTGAGACTTGAAGATCATTTAAAATCTGAAATTATCTTTGAAGTCAAAAAGATCTCCAAAAAAAGTTGTAACCTAGACGCAAAAGCCGACTGAAGGAACGGGAATTAAAACCTCTCATTTCTTTAGGAGAAAACCAATGTCCAAAGTCGTTTATCGCGGTGCTGAGTACGATACCGAAAAGCGTATCGCATATCAACAACAAATGATGCAACAGCCTCAACAGTTTAACGAAACATATCGTGGTGTTAAGTTTACCAAGGAGGGTCATAAGTGATGCAGAAACTCAATTTTCTTCAACTCATCAAAGAGAAGAAGCAAAAAGAAGATCGCCGTCACAATGCACAACTAGCTCAATTAGTTGGAGCATCAAAGTGATTACTCTAATCGGTGGAATCGTTTTCGGTTCAACCGCTTTTATTCTTCTAATTTATGCAGAAGTTCTATTACTGAGTAAGTAAATGGAAGACTACACATATCACCACGATGATATGGATAAAGATAACAGACCACCTGCTTGTTATCAACTAACATATAGGGGATGCAAGTATTGGTCTTGTTATCGTATACACTTGCGTGATTGGTTTGAAAAGATGATAACTTTTGAACCAATTTTTAACAGGAGGGGTTGATCCCCTCCTTTTTTTGTGTTAAAATGAACAGAGAATACACATAAGTATGGACAAAGAAAAACTCAAACTTATTGTAAAAAATCTCAAATCTCTTGTAGAAGTTTTGGAATCTGAAGTGTACTCTGATACTCAGAGATATTTGGATCCATCTCTACATGATTACGATGAAATTTTTGAAGATGACGACGGCTACCCTGACTGAGAATTAAATGACTGCACGACTTATTTCTATCACCCCTGACGCAGAAAAGACCATGGCGTACATTGCCAGGGTCTCTAACCCCGCTAATCAAGAGAACGAGAACTATGCTCGTCTTCTTGCTTACTGCATCAAACACAACCACTGGAGTGTGTTTGAACAAGCTACAATGACTCTAGAAATTGAAACGACTCGTGGTATCGCAGCCCAGATTTTGCGTCACCGCTCATTCACATTTCAAGAATTTTCACAACGCTATGCTGATTCTTCCCTACTCGCGGAGACGATTCCAGTCCCAGAACTTCGTCGTCAAGACACCAAGAATCGTCAGAACTCTGTTGATGACTTGGATCCTGAGTTTGTAGAACTGACTAACAAACAGATTGAAACCTACTTTGCTCAAGGTATGAGTCTCTATCAACACCTTCTTGATAATGGTGTTGCAAAGGAGTGTGCTCGTTTCATTCTTCCTCTTGCAACTCCTACTCGTATCTATATGACCGGTTCTTGCCGTTCTTGGATTCATTATATTAATCTGCGTTCTGCAAATGGTACGCAAAAAGAACATATGGATATCGCTCTTGATTGTAAGAGACTATTTACCGAACAGTTCCCTTCGGTGGCAGAAGCTTTGGAGTGGTAAAATGATTGTAAATTTATTTTCACCTTTTTATTATAAATCCGTATTCAATGAACATTATCGTGTAAGAACTGTTTTGTTGAATCATATTAAACAAAAGTACGAAGAAAATCCTAATAACCAACCATCAAGTTGGTCTTGTAGAGTACATACTTCTCAATCTAAGGAAGATCCTATTTTCGAAAAGGTCAAGGGATATTATAGAAACGCTACAGATTTCTTTTTAAAGGAGATTAATTTTCCAGATTCTCGGATAGATATTTCCGAAATGTGGTACAATGCTTACGGAAAAGGACAATGGCAAGAAAGTCATACTCATCATGGAAATGAAGATGTCTATTTTTCTGCAGTGCATTTTCTAAAATACGATAAAAATATTCATCCACCATTAACCATGAATAATTTAAATCGTGTTTTGATGGAACCACGATTTGAAGGAAGACAATCCTCTCTTGACTATTGGAATATGTCAAAAAATATTGAGGTTGAAGAAGGAGATATTATATTTTTCCCATCTCTTTTAGAACACCAAGTCAACATTCAAGAAACCGATGAACTTAGGATTACTGTATCATTTAATGTTAAAGTAGAGAATCTTAGAAAACCTAAATTTAACACACAAAGGGTTTCTATTGATGGCGATCCTATGGATTTTCATATGGAACAATTAAAAGAATTTTTAAATGATATTCCAAATATTATTTAAAATCATTCATATATAGAGCTGCCCCCTAAGGAGGTATCATGTACTACCAAACCCAAGCCGTATCAAAAGAAAAAGTTTGGACTTCATGTACTATTGTAGATACAACTGAAGACAAATATATTGTAGAATATAATGATAATGGTGAATTTAAAACCAAAGAAATAAATCCAGAAGAACTTCAAAAACTAGACTATTCTGAGCTTGACATCAGTCAATAAATAAATCATATTGAACTTTATTACTTAAATGGCGACTTATCCTGTTATTAATAAATCCACTGGAGAACAGAAAGAAGTGACAATGAGTGTTCACGTCTGGGATCAGTGGAAAAAAGACAACCCAGATTGGGATAGGGATTGGAGCGATCCATCTACCTGTCCCAGTCCCGGTGAAGTAGGCGAGTGGAAAGACAAACTCATTTCCAGAAATCCAGGCTGGAATGATGTTCTCCACAAGGCTTCCAAAGCACCTGGTTCTAAAGTAAAGAAAATCTAATGCCAAGATCAAGAAAGACCTCTAACAGCAACATTGGAATTGGTATGAGCGCAAAACAAATGCGTCGCAAAAAACCAATTAATTCCGAACTGATGGTGGATATTTCACCACTCACAGATAATCAACAGAAGTTTTTTGATGAGTATAAAAAAGGTAAAAATATTTTTGCCTATGGTGCTGCTGGAACAGGTAAAACTTTTGTAGGTCTTTATCTCGCTCTAAAGGATGTTCTAGATGAAAGAACTCCCTATGAAAAAGTTTACATTGTTCGTTCTCTTGTTTCTACTCGTGAGATCGGTTTTCTCCCTGGAGACCATGAAGATAAAGCGGCACTTTATCAGATTCCTTATAAAAACATGTGTAAGTACATGTTCGAACTTCCATCGGATTCTGATTTTGAAATGCTCTATGGAAACCTTAAAGCTCAAGAAACTGTATCTTTCTGGTCCACATCCTTTATTCGTGGTACTACACTAGATAATGCAATTGTCCTTGTTGATGAAATGCAAAACTTGAATTTCCATGAACTTGATAGTATAATTACACGTATTGGTGAAAATAGTAAGATCATGTTCTGTGGTGACGCTACTCAATCTGATCTTGTTAAGACTCACGAAAAAAATGGTATTCTTGATTTTATGAAGATTATCAATGCAATGGAATATGATTTTTCAACTGTTGAATTCGGAGTCGAAGACATCGTTCGCTCTGGTCTAGTTAAGAATTATATTGTTACGAAACTAGCTATGGGTATGTAATGTTTGTTCATTTAGATTATTTGAAAGAAGAAGTTGACTTAGAAGCTCAGAGTATTGAAGGGACACGTTTTTATCGTGTCCCCTCTGGTAAGTTGTATCCTTCTATTACTTCTGTTACCAGTTTTTACGGTCGTGAAAAATTTATTGAGTGGCGCAGAAAAGTCGGTGACGAAGAGGCTAATCGTATCACTCGCATTGCCACTGATAGGGGAACTAAGTTTCATGATCTCGTTGAAAAGTATATGCTCAACGAGAATATAGATGATTACAACCCGTTACCTTCAACCAAATTTCTTTTTCTTGCGGCCAAACCATTTCTTGATCGTATAAATAACATACATGCTTTAGAAAAGTCACTGTATAGTGACTATCTGGGACTTGCGGGTAGAGTAGATTGTATCGCCGAATATGACGGGGAACTCGCAATTATTGACTTCAAGACTTCAAAAAAAATTAAACCTGAAGAATGGATTGAAAACTACTTTGTTCAGGAAGTAGCCTACGCTTGCATGTATTATGAAATGACTGGTATCCCAGTTAAAAAATTGATTACCATAATGGTAGCAGATAATGGAGAATGTTTTGTCTATGAAAAACGCAACAAAGATTACTATATTAAACTTCTTACCAAGTACATCAGAGAGTTCGTCTCTCATCACACACAAGAAACCCATGCAGAACAGCACTGAAGATGTAAACAATTTAATAAAAGAAAAGTTTCTCTGTCAGTCCAAGTTCGCACAAGATATCGAACATCTTGTAATGACTTCCAAGATTAATTACATCGAAGCCATCGTCACATATTGTGAAGAAAATGGTATTGAGTTTGAATCTGTGTCTAAACTGATTTCGAAACCACTGAAAGAGAAATTAAAACACGAAGCAACTCAACTAAACTTTTTGAAAAAAACAAGTCGTGCTAAACTAGTATTCTAATGACGCCAATCGAGGTATACAAAACGTACCTGGCATTCAAGAATCATTTCACTAAACCAAACT